CAAAATCAACAAAAAATTCTGAAACAAAAAGACGATTTTTGATCTCTGCAGCAGCGAACATATTGAGTGCAGCTTTAGGTGTAGCAGCCCTTAATGCCACATTGAGCGTTTTGTTTGGATGGGAACCAGATAAATGGCTTGAAGATTTCGCAAAAAGATCATCATTTGCCCGAAACTCCAACTTTACAATTTGGACACCGGATAAATTAATCGACATCCCGCTAGGCCAAGAGTTTAGAATGTATCATGGTTTAGGAATGGATTTAATGATGATGGCTCATGGTAAAGTATCAGTAATGGAAACGTCCATGAATATGATAAAAGGTCTAAGTTCTCAGTTACCTTATAATCCAATTGAGTCATCCCTACAGGGTAGTTGGGCGAGCGCAATGCCGGATTTCGCTTCTCCTCTTGCTGAACTTGCTGCAAATAAATCATGGTTAGGCTATGGAGTCTATAAACAAAACCAAGACGAAGCAGCACCAGGGTACACCAAGATAAAAACAAACAAAAAAGGTGAACCATACGCCCCGGAGGTTATGATTAAATTTTCCAAATGGTTGAATGAAGGGACCGGTGGAGATGCTGCAGAATCGGGATGGTTAGGCTTTATAAACCCTGATATTGCCGATCACTTGCTAGGTGGTTACTTTGCGGGAATTTATGAGCAGCCTTTGACTTTATTGGAAGGAGCATTGAGCGATAAAGAAGGATCTTTGATAAAAGAATTGACTCCAAGAGCCATTCTGAAAAATACGGCTGATATTCAATCAAGAGACACCGGACTAAATGAAAAGTACTATAAAGCCAAAGACGAAGCCGAAAAAGTGGATAAACTTATTGGTAGAGCCGAAAAAGCCATAGAACTACTCGATAAGAATAGGCCGGACTATGAAGCTCAGAAAGAAAAGTATCAATCTAAAATAGATAAACTTAAAACCGATGATCTTTACGACATACAAGGTACTCAGAAAACTATTTCAGCACTTGAAAAATCTTTGGACGAAATTTCCCCAAAAGAACAAGTGAAAACTGAAAAAGAAATTTCAGAACTAAAGAAAAATATCGTAAAAATAAACAATGGAGAAAAAGTTGATCCTAAAAACTACACCGAGTATATATCTGAGTATTACGGTACAGTGAAAAAGGTTGAAGAATACAAAGCCAAAAGAGTATTAGGAGGCGAAAAGGATGCAGATCTTGACAAGATAAGCGGTAAATTATATGCAAGTCCGGGAAAGATGAAATCAATTCACTCCGTAATAACACTACTTGAGAAAGACACAAAAAAGAATCCCTCAAATAAAGAAAAAAACGAGGCTCAAATTATAACATTAATCAAAAAGCTATGAAAGATTACAGAAAGTTTAATCTAAAAACCCTTACCACTGAACCTGAAAAGCCGGTAGTCTTTGATACGTTGGGTACTACTCACAATATGGAGCTTGTGATGAAGTACTCTAGGATGTGGGCTGACTTAGCACCGGCACGTAAAAAAAGATCCAGATCCGTAGCTTATGGATTTGGGGACCAGTATTCAGACCTAATAAAAGACGAACACGGCCAAAACATCACCGAAGGTCAACATATAATGAACCAAGGCAAAGTTCCCATTGCGAATAACCTTATACGAGGCCAAGTAAAAACGGTTATAGGTCAATTCAGATCAAACCAAACAGAGCCGGGATGTGTCGCTAGAGATAGAGACGAGGCCAAGTTAGGAGAGATGATGTCAATTGCCGTTCAATGCGCATATCAATCAAACAAACTTTGGGAACTTGATGCTAGAACATTGGAAGAATTTCTTCATAGCGGGGTAGCTATTCAAAAAGTAGGCTACGCGTGGAACTTCGATAAACAAGACATGTGCGAAACAGTAGACTATGTTACTCTTCCTCGTTTCTTCTTTAATGGAGATATTGAAGATCCGCGCGGTGGAGATTTTACCTGTATGGGAGAGATACTTGATTGGGATTTATCGGATATTATATCTAAACTTTGCGCAGACGATAAAGAAAAAGCGTTGAGAATATCTAAATTCTACAACAACGTAGAAGCGAACATCTATTCAAGCTACAGATCTTTATCAAAAAACAAAATCAAAAACCTTTCATTCTTACTCCCAACGGACCGTAGTAAATGTAGGGTTATTTGTGCGTGGGAAAAAGAATCTAAGGAAAGAATACGAGTACACGACTTCCTAGATGGTAAACGGTATATTTCCGAACTTACCGACAAAGGTGCGATTGACAGATTGAACATTCAAAGAATCAAAGAAGCGACTGCTCAAGGAGTAAATAGAGAAGATGTTCCGCTTATAGAATATGAATGGTTCCTTGATAAATTTTGGTATGTGAGATACTTAACCCCTACCGGAGAGGTTCTTTACGAAGCCGAAACCCCATACGATCATAAAAAACCACCTTACATAGTGAAAGTATCTATGTTTGATGGCGAGAATTACTCATTTGTGGGCGATCTAATCGAATTAAACCGAGGAATCAACCGTTTGTCTACATTGATTGACTTTATCATTAGCGCAAGCCCTAAAGCAACCTTTATCATCCCAGAGGAATGTTTGGGATTAATGTCGAAAGAAGAAATGATCGACCAATACCAAATGCCAGGTGGGGTGGTAATGATTAAAACTAATGGACTGACTAAAGAGCAACTTCCTTACACAGTTAGTCAAAATGCTACTAATGTAGGAGCTTACGAACTTCTGAATCTTTATATGACATCTATGAAAGATGTTTCAGGTGTTTACGGTGCGCTACAAGGACAAACAGCCGGTGCGGGAACTCCTGCATCACTTTACGCTCAACAAAGCCAACAGTCAAGCGTAAACCTTCTTGATTTGATGGAAACATTCAAGAGTTTTAGAGAGGATCGAGATATTCTACTTATGCAAGTCATTCAGCAATTTTGGGACACTCCAAAATACATGCAAGTGGCCGGAACTTCTTACAATGAAGAAAGTAAATGGTATAATCCTGAAAAAATTAGAGGCGTATTGTTTGATTTGTCTATTACTGAGAGCGCAAGTACTCCGGCATTCAGAACTATAAATAATGGATTACTACTTGATTTATTCAAAGCATCGGCTATCGGAGTAAAAGAACTTCTAAAAGCAGGTAGTTTCCCATTTGGTGATAAACTTCTTGAATTACTCGATGCACAAGAAAAACAAATGCAAGAAGGACAAGCCCCCGGAGAGATACCACCCGAACTCCAAGCTCAAATACAAGCCGGTCAAGACCCGCGAATGCAGCAAGTAACACAGGCAGCATAAAAAAAGGCTCTTAGAATTTTCTAAGAGCCTTTTTTTTCATTTTAATTTATAGTTACACCAACATCCAATCTTCTGCAAATATATCGGAACTTGACGGCACCCATGAATTTATTTCGCGAGATACCGGACTTGAAATAATCATCTGATTTTCATAGTTGATTGTTTCATTTGCATCATTCCCATTTAAAAACAATTGTTTTGCGCTTTCAGGTAAACTTTGCATTCTAGGTATTACATCGCTAGGTATCTCAGAAGGAATTTGTTTGCAAACAAATAAACCTGCTCCATTCCACCCTTTTCTTGTAACACAATTACCATTTTTAAGCTCTCTAATAGCATCTCCAAAATCCATAATATAATATCACTTAACTTTACAGTGAGACGTTTTCATTTTGCTTTGTATAATTTATTACTGGCACCCGGTCGCTCAATTATCAAACCTTCAGAAACTAATTCGTCCAATTCTGTTTGGCAAACTCCGAAGATATTCGACAATTTCGGGTAAGTGTGATAATTATTTTTATCTGATTTCAAATACTCTAAAATTTCGTTTTTCATTTCCGGTTCTTTTTAGCGTATCTAAGCCACTCTAACTGTTTTTGCTTGCGTTCGGCAGGGGTAAGGTCATTAAGTTCGTTCAAGTGAGCCGAAGTGTAATAAAAGCACTCTTTCATAATGTTCATGTGAGTAACTTTTGGATTGATTTGATGAACTTTTACGATCTTCAAACCACCTTTTACATACTTGCGTTTTTTCACTCCGTTTCGAACTGCTTCAACGTAATGTCCTTTTACAAAATACTTTTCAAAGATGGGCTTTTTGAGCATATCAATATCATCCGCGCAGAATACTTTGAGTTTAAGACTGTCTCCTACAGGAAGAACATAATACCTCTTATTGAAAGCTTGCTGTTTCATGTTAGCGACATGTATAGCAATTCTCAATTCTACAATTCTTTTTAGAGTTACAAAATACTCTTTCAGTTTATTCATACTTTACTTTTATTAATTGTTATTATTTCAAAATATCCATTCTTTTTGTCAGTTCTCGACTCTTTGTCGCAAGGAATACCATCTACGCACTCATGGCGAAAACAGCATCTAGGACAGTCTCTCGATAAATCGGTGTTATTGGACTCTACGAATATTGCTACATCCGTTTTGGTCGTTATTTTGTTTTGGTCGTTTGATATTTCCATTATTTGCGATGTTATTAAAGTTTCCACTCTATGCAAACTAAATCATTCAATGTTATTATGGCAGTGTGTCTTTTAGACTCAGTATTAGAGCATGTATATTTTTTCTTCGCTCCATCATAAACGCTTTTGCAGAATCTACAATCCTTACATTTAGCTTGTCGTGTATAAGTTATTGTTCCCATTATTTAATTATTTACTAATTAATTACATGCTTGACATTCCTACTATTTTCTTTTTAAATACTCTCTCTTCTACTCTCACCTTTGGCAGTGGCATTTTTGTACTGACATATAAACCTATTGCCCTAGTAATTACTAAATCGTCATGGCATTTGTCAGCCGCACCAAACGATCCATTTTCTTTCAACTCGTATGTGTCCATCTCCACACAAGCATCTTTGTTTCTTTCATAGTAAAGATCATCCCTCAAAGCACCTTGCATATTTTCAATAATCAAAGGTTTAGTACTTGTATTCGTATGAAAACCGATAACCTCAGTCGTAATATTACTCAGTTTGTCTACTGAAACCTTTCTGTAAAGATTTGTATAAGCTCCGTTCAATTCCGAAAGAAGAACACCGCTATAGTCAACCATTGTATCAATAGTATTCTTTTCAATTACAAGTAAAGCGTTATTGTAAAGTGTAGCTATCTGCGCACCCTTCCAAACAAGTAAATCGACATCTATTTTCCCCTTCCATTCAGCTACTACTTCAATTCTACCTCCGAACATTAATTCGTAGCGGTCAAATACCGTAATAACACTTGAATCGGCGTTCTTACTCTTTCCTTTCCCAATATCTATAACTACCTCGTACCTATCGGAAACATCTTCGTCTTTATCCGGGTAACACCAAATTTTCAAGAAGTCATTTATTTTCTCAAGTGAAATGTTTTCAAGTGCGCCATGACCTTTGGAAACTCCCCCATGAATATCACCAATAAAGCACGGCTCAACACATTCTTTTCTTCTTCTTTCCACTGAAGGCATAGAGAAAACACGATTACCGGTACTTTGGAACGCTTCAACATCGTTAGACGGAAACTCTGACTGTACCCGCCAATGTTCCATTGACTTCAATTTATTGATATACCAATTAATCTGCTCAAGCGTTGCGCCTACGGTCCACAAGTATTGTAGGTATTCTCTATTTTCTCCATTTAGGAAAATATCAAAGAACTCTTTTTTGTTTTTTATCTCACTTGAATATCTAGGCACCCAAAACCACGGTAAGAAAACAGTCTTTAAATCGCTTCGTCCGGTCTTTGCTTCAATCCACTGATTGTAGAAATAGTTACCGGTTCCCTTTGGTGAGCTTTCAAGAATGAAAACCGTATGAGCAACATCGTCCATCCCACCACGGATAGCTTGTATTAAATCCTCCGGTGTCTTTCCGAGCGTTGTTTTCCAAAGCCCAACTTCAGTGCAATGACTTGATGAATTATCAGCAGCGCGGACGTTATCCGGCTTTTGCATCGAACCAGTTGAAAGCTTACAATCCCGCTGAGTAATTACCCTGGTCTTATTCGATCCCTCGAAAGGTAGTATTTCAAACTTAGATCCATTATCGGTAAATATACCCGGTATGTTCTTTGCGATCTTATCTTGAATACCCCTTACGTTTGTGGCTTGATTTTCTACATCCCCACAGATAAGCGAGTTCCACTGTTTAAAGATGCACGTTTGCACCCACATATTGAAGGCTGAAACTATTGTAGTAATAAAAGCTTGTCGACACTTGACAACGATTATACGAACCGGATTACCCGCGTACCAGTCATCCAATATTGAGTAAAGAACTTCCTTTTGTGTTTTTGAAGCAATAAGAAAATCATCCTTTGGACGGCTCTTTATTTTAATTGTAGCCTGAGTGCATAACCAGTACTCACAGTCATAGATAAATCTTTCTTTGATGAACAGTATTATTACTTTCTGATAGTCGATTATACCCGCTTTTTCGCAGTATTTCTCAATACTTCCTATTCTGACAATCTTTTTAATCCAACCAATTTTTAAAAAAGAAACAGGAAGGTACAAAGTTCCAAATTCTGCTATTTGTACCTTCTTGCGCTCACCGTATGCGTTTAGTCCTGATTTTGGATCGTAGACTTCTTCAACTTTGCGGAGTTCGTTTTCTTTTAAATATTGGTCTTTGATCATTTAATGCAAAAATTTACACAAGTATCAGTTTTGCTATCCAAAATAATTGGCTGTTCTGGACTAATCAAACATAAACCATCAGCATTTATCATATTAATGGGTGCGACAATACTCTGATAGTAAGAATGAAAGAATTTACAGTTTTTGCAAACTCTTCCTTCTTTTATTGCTAGCTTTATTTCTTTTTTAGTCATCGCTTTTCGTCAATAAACTCAAAAAGAACTCATTCATTAATATCCTTTGCTCTTCGGGAACTCCGGTTGAGTTTGGATAGCAATACTCCATAAGAGCCTTTCCAAATAAAACATTGTTCTGAAATAATTCCGCAGGAGTCATCATTTTATACTGTTGCAAGTCCTCGATAATTCTTACAGCTGTAACCTCTGGGCGTTCACCTTGTACTATCGCTTTAGGATAATACTTTCTAATTGTTTTTTTTAATGACATATAAATGTTGCTTTAGTATTATAAATTCCAATATATAAAGAATCAGCAAAAACGCTTGTTCCTTCAGGTTTTAGCCCACAATCAATTTTTGCAAAGTTTGGGTTTTTGAAATTCCTTTCGCATCGGCATATTGCTGATACAAAACTTCTTTTCATTACATCATCCGGGACAACGGAAAGTATTTTTAAATACATTTCATTAATTCTTTCGCTATTCCGCTTGTGTCGAACTACTACCATTGTGGGCTTTTAAAAGTTTCATATTCACCAATTCTTTTTGAAGTCTCTCAATCTCATTTTCGGTGTTCTTTATTGCTATTGTAATTCCACCGGTTGCGATATGAAGATAAAGATCCTTTCTTTCCTCAGAAGTGAAATTATGCCACATCAAAAAATCACCCTCAGGGGCAGCCTCTTTACTATTATGACGAACCCTTACCTTTATAGGCATTCCTGAAACATCTACGTTTATGCATTGAGGTTGCATCATTCCGTCATAACCAAATAATTGAAAATTACCTTTCAAAAGCAATTCCTTTACATCTTGGAAAATAAGATCTATTTTCTCTCTTAATTCAATTCCTTCCATATAATTGTGTTTTAGTTTGAGCCTCCTGTACAACTCGAACGTACGACCTAATCATTACAAATGATCCGCTCTACCAACTGAGCTAAAAAGGCAGTTTTCGGATTGATCTAACCTCACAGTCTAATCAACCCTTGTTTATTATGACGAAAAACAATAATAGTGGATCATGTAGGACTTGAACCTACGACCTTCAGATTATGAGTCTGTC